TATCTATTTATCCTACTTGATAAGCTGCTGGTGTACAAATAACTGCTACGTCTGACGATAATTTGTCCGTAGAAGCCTTAGCAATGAATGTTACCGTGTTAGCTGGAACAGTAATGTTACCAATCGCACCACCGGCTGAAGTTGTCTGCGTTATAACCGTGATAGCGTTAGCATACACACGGACTAATCTAGCAGCATTTACATCACTAGCGGTAGAGTTGATATCAGTTACATTTGCACCTACTATCTTAGTAATCATATCAGTCGCTCGCATTCATAGCAAATTGAACCAGTTGGGCAAACTGCTTACTGTCATCAAGCATACCTTGAACTTTCTTCTGATTAGTTGTATTTAGCTGATCGTGCATTGACACTAACAATGACGCTGTAGTCAGGTCAACTTTCTGCTTTTTACCATCAGAGAACTTGACGGGCTTCGTGGATTTGGTCTTTACGATGGCTTTTAGATCAGCCAGTACGCTTTCCGCAAGCTCCTCGGTCTCTTCTTTCATGGCCATCTTGGTAGCAGTGGCATACATAACATCAGAGGCATCATCGCCGTACTTTGCTTTGAATTCGCCCATCTTCTTCTTTAACGCAAGAACGATCTCTTCACGCTTTTTTTCTTGCTCAGGAGTCATATCTGATTCAGAAGATTCGTAGATTTTCTCGTCTTCTCCTTTCTCTAGATCTGCAACACGCTTCTTCTTCTTTGAAGACTTGATATCACCTGAGAACTGTGTATCGAGTGCTACGGGATGTTCTTTCTTATCGACTACATGCTTGTCAACAAAATTTTGTTCATCTGGAGACTTAGGTCGATTAACCGTCTCCGATACCATGTCTTTAAAGGTTTTCATGTTAGCCCCTACGCTTCGGTTTCTGCATCTTGTTCAACAGAAACTTCTTCTGGTGAGAACATAGATGTGTATTTTGTTTCGATAGCAGACAACATCTTATCAGCCATGATATCTTTAAACGATGCCTCGAATCCGCCAGCGTCTTTGCTTACTGCCTGTTGGATTAAATCCTTAACGCCCATGTACTATCTCCTTTATTATATACTGTTATTTATAATCTTTTATTACTACGGTTTAGATGTCTATATCGCCATCTTTAGTGATATCATCCGCAGCCGCCGTAGCAGCAGCATCATCTTCTTCCATCTCGACCCGCATATCCTCGATCGAATCTTCTGACATTTGGAGTACGTTCTTACGAACCCAATCAGTAGAGTAGTATTTGCCAACATACTCGTCAATATCTCGTAGAATGCCTAATCGCTCTCTCAACATTTCACTATCCTTTAGCTCTTCGAAGTGGTTATCACTCATGAAGTTGTATCGGATTGTGGCTTGAATACTGGGCCACTCTTCTGGTGTTATGATGCCTTTAAGTATCAACTGCTTTTCTAGTAATTTGTCGAACAGTATGGAGAATCTGCTTCGTAGTCTGTTGATGAACTTCGCAAACTTGATCTCATCTCTTGAGATTTCTGATGCTCTACCCAGTGAGAATCCTGAATCAGACTCCATTCTTGATACAGGCACGTTCAGTGACTTGGATAGTCGCTTCTGGAAGTACAGAATATCGTCCATTTCACCCAGATTCTGTCCACCGGGTAGTGTTGTAATTTCAGTGCCTCGGCCGCCCTCTCTTCGTGGTAACCAGAAGTCGTCAGTCATAGACATATGTCTACGATCGTCTTTAACGTCACCTGTTGCCATATCGTACACTAAACGGTTTTTGTGCTTAGTCATCATATCACGTAGATACTGCTCTGCTTTAAGCTTAGGCAAGTTACCAACGTCGATATAGAAGATTCTACGCTCAGGTGCTCTTGAGATTCTGTAGATCACAACAGCATCTTCCATCATTCTTAGCTGATTGAGAGGCTTGTATGCTTTATGTAGGTATGATAAAACGAGAGTATTCGTCTCATTTAACAGCCCAGAGTTAGCGCTAACAATCGAGTCTTTAGAGATCTTAAGTCCTTCGAGTGAACTGCCAGCACCAGCTGATTGTCCACCACCGCTTGTAAATCCCTTATCACTAAAGACGAAGTATTCATTCTTGACTCGCTTCGATACGAGTACATTTGTATGTGACTGTGCTCCCGCACCGCCTGTTGTTTCGAACTCACGTACTTTACGAATCTTACGTGGGTCAATATATCGGAGTTCTTGTATGCCTTTACGTGGTGCAGTGGTGTCGATCATGACATGGTAGTTAATCCTACCATCAACGTACCATCTCTGGAACGTCTCGTATCCACTTTTAGAGAAGTCGAGCAGTCTTAACACGTGGTCAAACTCTTCTCGAATCTTCTTTTTAACGCCTTCAGACAGATCAACGTCTTCTGTGACGCATTCTACAACTTTTTGGTCATATGAAATGGTGATAGCTTCATTCACTATGTCATCAACCGCCTGAGATACCTCTGGCTGCTGTAGCATAGATCTGTACTTATGGACAAGTTCTGCTTCAGATTTCGCTGTGCCATCCATGTCTAAAAAACTACTGACACCTGTGCCCGTTGCAGCAATGTTTACTGCACCGTCGTCCTCGTTGGCTTGAACAAAAGAAGGTATATTCTTGTTTTCTTCAGACTTTCTTTTGATCTCGAACCCAAACAAATTCATAGTTTATCCTCTAATGGGGGAGA